GTTTCCCAGTCACGATCGAATCCGGCAAAATGGAACAAAGAAGAGGCAACTGCTGATATTGAAGCGGCTGATTTTGAAGCTCAGTTGGCTGAACAACGTGACGAACGTCATGCTGTTGAAGTTCTTGAATGGGATGAAGAAGCTCGTTGGGAAATGGATTGGCAAGACGCAGCAGGTTATTCTTGAATCTCTAGATAGTTAATTTTCTGTCCATTTGATTTGTACTTCGCAAGGTCTGTATAATTGCTTAGTAAAAGGAGCAATTATATGGATCGTGCATTTTCTATTGAAGAAAAATCAAGACTTACTCAACTAATAAATGAAGGTATGACTGTAACGCAGGAAATTGATGACCTGCAAGGCAGTCTAAATGATACCATCAAGGCAGTGGCTGAAGAAATGGAGCTAAAGCCTTCACTCATCAAAAAAGCAATTAAAATCGCAATGAAGGGCGACTTTGATCGTCATAGTGAAGAATATGCGACCTTAGAAAATATTCTAGGGACAACAGGAAAAATATAATTGATTGACCAAGTAGTCTCATTTTGGTGTGAGACATACCATACATCCAAGCTCCTCTTTTGGGTTGAAATGATTGGCACATTAGCCTCGATGGTGAGTGCAATTTCTTTAGCTACTGGAGGTCTGGGATTTGGTTTAACTGGGCCAGTAATGGTTTGGATTTTCGTTGGCTACTTGATTGGTAGCACTACCTTCCAATATAGTAGTTGGAAGAGGAACCTCGGATGGATGTTTGTCTTGATGACGTTCTATACTATCATGAATTTGATAGGTTTGTATGTGAATTGGTAAGGAATATATTTGTATATTGATGCAATTCTCGATAGAGAAAAAGAAATAATTCAAGTAGTAGAACGAACAAAGGATGGTCGGAACTTTGTAAATTATCCGGCAAAATACATTTTTTATTATGATGATCCCAAGGGGAAATACACTTCCATTTACGGAAGTCCAGTTAGTCGTGTGGCTTGTAGGTCACGCAAAGAACTAAACCGAGAAGTTGCAATACATTCACAAGGTCAAATCTATGAAAGTGATTTCAATCCAATTTTTAGGTGCTTGGCCGACAATTATTTAAATTGTGAAACTCCTAAACTTCAAGTTGGCTTTATCGATATTGAGGTTGGCTTTAACGAGAGGAAAGGATTCTCACCACCTAGTGATCCATTTAATGAAGTGACTGCAATTACTATCTATTATAGATGGTTAGAAGACATGATCACTCTAGCTCTTCCACCTCCTGGGATGGGAATGGACCAAGCAGAAGATTTGCTCGAAGGCATACCAAATTGTCATTTGTTTTCGAGTGAAGACGAACTGCTTGGGACATTCCTAGATTTAATTGAAGACTGTGACATCATTAGTGGTTGGAACAGTGAAGGGTACGATTTGCCGTATCTTGTCAATAGAATTACTCGAGTTCTTAGTAAAGATGATACTCGACGATTTTGCCTATGGAACCAATTACCAAAGAAACGGCAATTTGAACGATTTGGAAAAACTCAAGAAACTTACGATATCGTAGGTCGTGTACATCTCGACTATCTCCAATTGTACAAAAAATATACATATGAAGAACGACATTCTTATAGTCTAGATGCTATTGGTGAACACGAGCTCAAAGAACGAAAAGTTCAATATGAAGGAACCCTAGATGAACTGTATCGAAACGATTTTCGAAAGTTCATAGAATACAATAGACAAGATACTGAACTTTTGCATAAACTTGACTTGCATCTAGGGTTTATGGATCTAGCTAATCAGCATGGTCATGATTGTACTGTCTTGTTCCCCACCGTGATGGGAACTGTTGGAATTACTGAACAAGCTATTATCAACGAAGTACATAGCCGAGGTATGGTTGTACCTAATAGAAAAGAGCATCCAGACACGGGAAACGCTGCTGGTGCTTACGTAGCTAAACCAAAGACAGGAATTCATGAATGGATTGGTTCAGTTGATATTAATAGTCTATATCCTTCTGCTATCCGTGCACTTAATATGACTATCGAAACTATTGTAGGACAACTTAGACCTACATATACAGATGAGTTAATTCAAAAAAATCTAGCAGCACAATTGAAGTACACAAAAACGCCATCAGTTCAGAGAGCATGGGAAGGAGTCTTTGCCACTCTTGAATACGATTATGTCATGAACAAAGATGAAACGAATATGATTTGGGTTGACTGGGAATCTGGCGAGTCAGAACAAATGACTGGTAGTGAATTGTATGGTGCTATTTTCCAAAGCAAAGATCTAATGATATCAGCTAACGGAACTATCTTTAGAGCTGACATCGAAGGCATTATTCCAGTTCTACTTTCTAAATGGTATTCAGAACGTAAAGAACTTCAAGCAAAACTCACAGAAGTCAAGAACAATCCAAATAGCACAAAAGAAGAAATCGCATATTGGGATAAACGCCAATTGGTGAAGAAAATTAATTTGAACTCATTATATGGGGCTCTTCTAAATGTAGGTTGTCGATTCTTTGACAAAAGAATCGGCCAAAGTACTACCCTTACAGGTAGAACGATCACAAAACATATGGATGCTCATTTAAATGAACAAGTGACCGGTGATTATGATCACCTTGGAAAATCAATTGTATATGGGGATACCGATTCGTGTTATTTCTCAATTTGGCCATTAGTAAAAGACAAAGTTAATTCTGGCCAAATGGAATGGAACCATGATATTGCTGTAGAAATCTATGATGCAATGGCTGAAGAAGTTAACGATAGCTTTCCAGAGTTTATGAAAACTTCGTTCAATTGTACAGATGATAGGGCTTCAATTATCAAATGTGGTCGTGAGATTGTTGCTAGAACAGGCTTGTACATCAAGAAGAAAAGATACGCTGCATTAGTCTATGATAATGAAGGGACCAGACTAGACTTACTTACTGATCCAGAAGATATAAAGAAAACTGGAACAATCCAAGGAGTTGGTAAAGTCAAAACAACTGGTCTTGATCTCAGGCGGAGCGATACTCCCAAGTTCATGCAAGCATTCTTATTGGAAATACTGACCGATGTTCTGACGGGCAAAGATGAAGATTTCATTGCCGATAAGATCAAAGAATTCAAAATTAAATTCAAAGATCGCCCCGGCTGGGAAAAGGGCACTCCTAAAAGTGTAAACAAGTTAACTCATTATCGAACCTTAGAAGACAAAAGCAAAGATCTAGGTGGGATTAAAGCAAATCTTCCCGGCCATGTTCGTGCTGCATTGAACTGGAATACCTTACGAAATATGTACTCTGATAATAGAAGCATGGAAATCGTAGATGGGCAAAAGATCATTGTGTGCAAACTCAAGAACAATCCGATGGGATATACCTCTGTTGCATATCCTGTGGATCAGCCACATTTACCTCAATGGTTCAAAGATTTACCTTTCGATCATGAATTAATGGCATCTACTATTGTTGATCAGAAAGTCAATAACTTACTTGGAGTTCTGAAATGGGATCTTGAAAGCAAAACAAATGTGACAACTACATTTGGCGATTTGTTTGATTTCTGATAAGATTGTATAATTACTTAGAGGTGAAATTATGAAACTGAGTGACATTCTTAGATGGAAACAACGACTTGATTCGATTGATTTTACGTTAATAGAGCAGGTTGCAAAACGACAACTTACTCAACTAACTGAACTTGCTGATGATGGATGTCCTTTTGATTTCATAGATCTTCATACTAAAGTAGATAATTTAGTTGCTAGTTCAAATCTAGAACGAGAACTATCTATCCCACAAGCAGATTTCGAACAGAAAATAAGAGAACTTGAAACACAATATCTTAGTTTGAGTTATCGAAATCAATGGTTAGATAGACAACGTGATCTTCATGAACTCCGCGAGCTTCGTCAACAGGACATAGATCAAGAAACTGCCAAATATATATCGGCAATCATTAATGCTAATATTGATTGGCGGTTTCCTGTCCTCGAGTTGTATCCTTCCGGCATATGGACTAAAAATTTAGTTGCCGGTGATCCATTGTATATTGTTGATGTTGAAGATTATTTCATTGAAAACGCAACGAAAGATTTTAATAAGCAATACAAACAAAGACTTTGTCCGTACCTTATTGCTAGAGAGGAACCAACACTAGATCATCTACCTCAAAATCAATTTGGTTTTATATTTTCTTGGAATGCATTTGAATATTTGCCGTACGCGAACATTGTATTAATGATCCGTGAATTGTTTAAGGTCACAGCACCTGGTGGTAAAGTATTAGTTTCTTACAACAATTGTGAAAAACCAGAAAGTTGTCGCCTTGTAGAAGAAAACTTTAG